GAAATTATTATTTATACTCACGGACTATCATAAGGGCATTTGCCCTTACCTTGCTTATCCCATAGCTTCTTAACTCGATAAGCTTCATGTTTAGCTTCTAAAGAATCATCATCTGATGAAGATCCAACAGTCGAATCTATAAGTAATGCGGAACGATCATAATCTTGCAATTCATTTCCGATTACTTGATGAACCTTCCACATATCATCAGATAGCATAGCTCTATCTGGAAGGTTATTAGTAAAAACTACTATTCGAGGTGGATCGAATATCCGTTGTTTAAAAGTGTTACGATCATCATATGCGTATCCACTTTTCAATGTTTCAATAGCTGAAAACATTTGACTAAGCTTCTTCTTACAGATAGCTCTTGGTATATCTATCAAATATACCGGTTTTGCACCTACATCATACGCCATACGCATGATGTCCTTATATTCATTGCAAAATGGTAAGATTTGTGCGTCTTTATGACACATCATATAGCGACAAAATCTTGTTTTTCCTATATTCCCAAAAGGATCATATAGGATATTGACCGTTCGTTCAGAATAATTTATTATCTCACCTACTAGGTCCCTTTGCCAAGGTCGAAGTTTTACCATTGCTAAAACATCTCTAGGAAACTCGATAAATTGTTCCTCGGTATAAGGACCACTTACACGAGTTTCTTCCTTCATCACATAAAAGTCGTTCTTACGATTTTCGTTTGAAGTAACTGAAAGATGAGCTCTTATACCAACATCTCTTAAAAGTGTTGCAAGAGCTACTGTGGTAGTCTTCTCCTTAAGAGATAGCCTACCTTGAAAATGCATACGACCTTTCTTTTCACCTTTTTCCAATTGAAAGGTATACTTCTTACATATCTTACGAAGTTGGGTATGCAACTGATAAATGGATTCACCATAATCATCCAAATCTGGAAGATTAATAGTGAAATCGTGTACACACATCCGTGAACCATTAGTTTCAACGTCTTTTTCGCCTTTCTTACTCATCTATTATTAAGAAAGATTTTATATTTCGGCCAAAAAATTCTATATATTAGAAATTTTTGGACAATTAAACTCCATAAGTAGTATTAGGCAATTGTGTTATCTGCAACACAAATGCAGTAGGAGTAGTTGGCAAAGTAACTCCAACCGTTCCAAATGTAATAGTTGGATTGCCACCCGAAGTATTATCTGAAGGTTTATATGTAACCTGAAAAGTATTAGTCGCCGCGGAACTTGTAGTTCCATCAGGGGGACTAATATAAAAATTACGAATGGTTACACCATTACTCCCAGTTAACGCTGGGTTAACCACAGGAACGGCGCCAGTACCACGCCATCGTACAAATACATTATACGTCTGTGGCAAACTTGGGGGACTCCAAAAAATAGTTGTTGGAGTAAAACCTAGTCCTATTATATTAGAAGTAGGACTAATGGACCAGTTCGTATTCAATATGTTTGTATTATTAAAATCCAAAACACTAGGTACCATAGAAGCCCAACTATTATATTCACCTAAAGCACTAAATAGTTTGGGTTTACGTAAACAAACTTGGTAAGTTACGTATATCTCGCCAAGATTTACGTTTGTTCCTTGGAGACCATTGGTGGCAATTTGAAAATTACCAAGATCAAACAATCTCTGATCTTCTCCAGTAGGAACAGCTCCCTGACGTATATACAGATCTGATAATACGTTAACAGCGGGATGACATTCAACGAAATACCTTATACCACTAGAAGGTTTTCCGGAAATACCTGCGAAATGGTTCTCCATTTCTTGTTTATTTGTAAAGTCTGGTTCAGATGAATTATAATTACAACACATAATCACCTGACCCAAAGCTGTATTAGTGCTATTCAAAGCATCCGCACTCATACTTCTAAATTCGAAATACATACCTTCGAATTGGTATTGCGTATAATTAGCCGCAACCTGACTTAACCATTGAAAGGTTCCTTCCAAACCAGCATTTATAGGAAATGACTGAACTTTGAAGGAATTAGCTGAAGAAGAGCTAATTAAGTCTCCCAAATACTCAGATCGGCGAAATACATCTCCGCCAGTAGTATGTGGGTTTATAATTGGAGGCATTATACCACCCGGCATTAAGGAATTGTGGATCACCTGGTAATCACCCATTCCTGTAAAACTAGATATCAAACCATGAATAGCACTACCGGCATATTCTCCTAGTTTTGATCCTATCAGACCTCCGTATCTACGACCGGCAGAGTCTTCAGGATTCATCTTATAGTCGCCATAGCCAACTATATTAGGGTAGATAACCGCTTTTCCGCGTCCACCATATCCACCCTTACGGTAAACTGCTTTCTTCTTAGCAGGAGCCTTTTTACCTTTATTCTTCTTCGCCTCGCCCTTCCAGTAAGCGATTTTCTCAGCGTCAGTATAAGTCTTCTTTGACATCTTACTTATACTTGAGATATTTTTTTCGGCTTGTTCTAAGCCAGCCTCACCCTCCTCTAGCATCGCAAGCAACTCATTTCTGCTAACCGTCGACATTCTTCTTATATTAAAAGAAGAAGATTATTTTTGGGGAATTCTTTTAGAACCACCAAAAAAGGGGGTTAGGGCGCTCACTTCGTTCACTGTAATAATACTAACCCCCCTTATAAGATGAATTATATATAACTTTCAAAATCAAGCTATATATAATTCGGGAATTTCGGACATTTCGGACAAAAGATATCAGTCGAAACTGTCCTTGTGGCCAAGACCCGGACAGGACCGGGTACGGTTGGACCCGTTACTATTTATGTTACTAAATAGATACGCCTCGCCGGCGGGGCATGCTCTGCATGTACACATGGTGCTTCGCACTCTTATATATTAGTCCTTCGATTTTATAATAATTTGTTATTCTAAGAAATTATTATTTATACTCACGGACTATCATAAGGGCATTTGCCCTTACCTTGCTTATCCCATAGCTTCTTAACTCGATAAGCTTCATGTTTAGCTTCTAAAGAATCATCATCTGATGAAGAT